AGAGAGCGATTTTGGATCGCCTCTTACGATCTGTCAGCGGCTACGGACAGACTGCCTCTGACCCTTCAGAGAAGTTTGCTCGTACCGTTGTTGGGTGAAGGTCTGACGGATCTATGGGCGTACTTTATGGTGGGCCACCCATACGGACTTCCGAAAGTAGCGAAGAGCTACAATCTGGGGTTCAGTATGGTCTGGTACGCCGTAGGGCAGCCCATGGGTGCGTTGTCAAGTTGGGCTATGCTCGCATTGACTCATCATGCCATAGTACAATACGCAGCACACCTTGCGTCTCCTATACGAACCAGCTGGTTCCTTCGGTACGCAGTGCTTGGAGACGATGTTGTCATCGCTGACAAAGCCGTCGCTACGAAATACCTGGAGGTCATGAGGGAGATCGGGGTCGATATCTCGTTAGCCAAATCGATGGTATCGGCAACAGGCTCTCTTGAGTTCGCCAAACGGACTTGGATCTCTGGGCGGGAAGCGACACCTATCCCTCTTGCCGAACTCTTGGTGGCGTTATGCCATTTAGGAGCTCTCGAGCAATTGGTGAAAAAGTGTTCGGCATTCGTGACCCTTCGAATGTCGTCCGTAGCACGTTTCGCTGGTTTCGGTTACCGAAACTTAGCGCAACTGCCAGTTGCGTTCAGTGTAGGGAATCGTCAAGGTCGCTTATTAAGTTACCTTACCCGACCGGGCGGGATTTGGCCAATGCCTGTTGAGGCTTGGTTAAGTGCCGTAGGCCCCGGGAGGGAAAGTCGGTTACGGGACTGGAGGGTTTGGGCTACGGCTCAGGCCCTTTGGGAGCGGCTGACTTCCTCGATCTTGGATCGGGCGTCACGGTTCACGCACACGCTTTACTTAGCAAGTGAGTGCCAGTACTCTGACATCACTGTCAAAAGTAGAGAGCGAGGGTTAAAATCCTCGTTCAAAGCTGGAGACGGTGGTGCGGAGGCACCTGGTGCTACCGCTGCTAAGAGAAAACGATCCCCTTGGGGGTCGCGCGTCGTAGAGACTCTCGGGCTGGATGTCCATCGGGATGTCTGGTCTGAGTTCTTTACGACGTGGGTTGCGTATCCGTTCACGTCTCGTCTCCGTAAGGTCTTGGAGAGGGCTGATGAACGACTCCAGGTACTGGACCCGAAGTCCCAGCCTCAGTGGGAGCGGTTAGACGAGCTTTGGACGGAGGTCTTTGAAACGGAGGAGAGCATTGCTGCTCTTCCTTCGCGGATAGACTATCTCGATCGGGAGACCGACGAGGTCGCGCCGTCCTCAAGGTTAATCTCCTTGTGGACGAAACTCCGCTCAATCGGTGCTCGTGGGGCCGTTCCTCCTGTAGACCTTTCTAGCCGAATCACCGTCGCGGGTCCTCCGCGGCGGCGACGCCCGCTAGTCTAGTCAAGATGAAACGGGTGGGGAGCCTAAAGTTACGGAACCGGACAGCGCTCGCGTAGCCTGTCTCGGAACTGAAACAATAGACGTGCGCATCTAAGCGCTATCTGGCCGGAG